CTTAAATCTGCATGTATTTGTGGTCAAGCAGATTTAGTAGAAGTAGTTAATGGAAAAGTAAACATTACAGATTATAAAACAAATAAAGAGATAAAAGAAAAAGGTTTTGTAAACTGGGAAGGTATAACATCTAAAATGTTTAAACCTTTAACTCATCTTGATGATTGTAATTTAAATCATTATAATATACAATTAAGTTTATATATGTATATTATTCTTAAACATAATCCAAAATTAAAGCCTGGAAAACTTACAATACAACATGTATCTTTTGAAAAAGAAAAAGATGATGAATATGGTTATCCAATAAATAAGTATGATTCTAATGGAGAACCTATTATTAAAGAAATTAAAATGTATCACTTACCATATTTAAAAGATGAAGTAAGAAGTCTTATAATGTGGATTAAAGATAACCCACTATGCTAGCAAAATTATTTGATGTACAAAATGGTAAAGTAATACCATCAGAACATTGTTATTCATTAAAAACTTTAAAAAATATTATGAATAAATATCCTGATACACACATGCAGGTTTATTTATATATTTTTTATATGACATGTCCTGATCCTGATATGAATCCTTTCTTTAATATGCCTGAGCATGAAAAAGAAGAAATAATTATAGATGAGATACAACTTGAAGAATCACCAGAAGATGAATCAATAAGAAATGCTATTAGATTTTGTGAAGATTTATATCAAACACCTACATATAGAGCATATAAAGGTATTAAATCTATGTTAGATAGATTAGCAAGATATATGGAAACCACATCTATAGAACATGGTAGAGATGGTAACTTAACATCATTAGTAAATACTGCTGCTAAATTTGAACAAATAAGACAATCATTTAAAGGAGCATATAATGATATGAAAGATGAACAAAAAAGTCAAGTACGTGGTGGACAAGGCTTGGCTTATGATCAAATGTAATAACTATAAAAACTATAAAAATGCAAAAAATTATTCCATTAGGTAACAAAGTCCTAATTAAACTTCATGAAAAAAAAGAAACTTATGGTAATACAGGAATTTATATTCCGGATTCTGCACAAGAAGATCCTTTGACAGGTAAAGTTATATCTGTAGGTGAAGATGTAACAGAAATAAAAGCTGGGGATGATGTTAGAATAAGTGAGTTTGGTACACCAATGTCTATTGAGTCAGAAGGATCAGAACATTTATTATTCCGTAAAGAAGATATAGTTGCTAAAGTTGTAGATGTATAAAACAATACCAACATATAAAAATGGCAAATGGTCAGAAACTAAATTTGAATCAATAGAGGATTTTAGATCTTTTATTGATTCTATTTTTAAGGAGCCTGGTAAATATAATTTTGATGAAACTGCACTGCTATTTAATAAACAAGCAGTTAAATTTAATACTGATGGAGTCTATTGTGATAAACCTTTTAGATCAAAAGATTTTATTCAGTATTGGAATGATCAAAAAAATAAATGTAGAGAAGGTGTAATATATCATGGTAAAAAAGATACTTGGTATATAACTAGAGACTATTATATGTGGTTAAACTTTTTACCTATTTTTGATAAAGAAGAAAAAAAATATGGTTTTGCTAAAATAAGAGATGCTCAATACCATATGGCTCTTTATGAAATTATGGCTGAAGTAAATTATAAACACGTAGCTATTCTTAAAAAACGTCAGATTGCTTCTTCTTATTTTCATATGGCAAAAATTGTTAATCAATATTGGTTTGAAGAAGGATCAATATGTAAGATAGGTGCATCATTAAAAGATTATATTAATGATAAAGGTTCTTGGAAATTTTTAGATGAATATGCAACATTTCTTAATCAACATACTGCATGGTATAGACCAAACAATCCAGATAAAGTTCTTTTGTGGGAACAAAAAATTGAAGTAAGAGTTAATAATAGAAAAACTCAAAGAGGTCTTAGATCTAAAATTCAAGGTGCATCATTTGAAAAAAATGCAACAACAGGTGTAGGTGGACCTTGTACTTACTTTTTTCATGAAGAAGCTGGTATTGCTCCTAAGATGGATCAGACATATGAATATATTAGACCTGCAATGTCATCAGGTATGATTACTACTGGACAATTTATAGCAGCTGGTTCTGTGGGTGATCTAGATCAATGTGAACCACTTAAGAAAATGATTATGCAACCAGAAGCTAATGGTATCTTAGGTGTTAAAACTGATTTAATAGATGATAAAGGCACTATTGGTATTGCAGGTTTATTTATACCTGAACAATGGTCTATGCCTCCTTTTATAGATAAGTACGGTAACTCACTTATAGAAGAGTCATTAAAAGCTATAGATATAGAAAGACAAGAATGGAAAGATGAATTAGATCCAGAACAATACCAATTACGTATATCTCAAAAACCTAGAAACATTGCAGAAGCTTTTGCATATAGAAAAGCATCCATATTTCCTCAAAGTTTTCTTACTAAACAATTACAAAGAATAGAACATAAAAAATATTCATATGAATTTATTGAATTAGAAAGAGATGAAAAAGGAATTAAACCTATTAAATCAAATAGAACTCCTATATCTGAATTTCCAGTAAATAAGAAAAGAGAGGATAAAGGCGGTGTACTAACTGTATGGGAAAGACCTATAAAAAATCCTCAGTTTGGAACATATTATGCATCTATTGACCCTGTGTCAGAAGGTAAAACAACAACATCAGATTCTTTATGTAGTATTATTGTTTATAAAAATCCTATAGAAGTAACAAAAGAAACACCAGAAGGATTAGAAACATTTATAGAAGGAGATAAAATAGTTGCAACATGGTGTGGTAGATATGATGATATAAGTAAAACACATGAACAATTAGAAAGAATCATTGAATGGTATAATGCATGGACTATTGTAGAAAATAACATATCATTATTTATCCAATATATGATTTCAAAAAGAAAACAAAAATATTTAGTACCAAAATCACAAATGGTGTTCCTAAAAGATCTTGGTTCTAATAGTAATGTATTTCAAGAATATGGTTGGAAAAATACAGGCACACTATTTAAAAGTCATCTTATATCTTATGCTATTGAATTTATTAGAGAATCAATAGATGAAGAGTTAGATGATAACGGAGAAGTATTAAGTGTAAAGTATGGAGTTGAAAGAATTCCTGATAAAATGCTTATTACAGAAATGTTACAATACTACCCTGGTTTAAACGTAGATAGATTAGTATCATTTGCTGCATTAGTAGCATTTGCAAAGATGCAACAAGCAAATAGAGGCTATGTTAAACGTAAAGAGAGAGATAAATCACTAGAATCTTTGGATAATTCACAAAATTTGTATAAATTATCTATGAGACCTTTTAGTAATTTAGGAAGGAGAAAAAATAGTAGTGTAGTTAAAAAAAGAAGAAATCCTTTTAAAAATATAAAGTAATGTATGATTGGGTAACAACTGCTACGTGTGAAAATGAATATACTTATATTCAATATATATTTGTTTATAACACATACATGAATGATGAAGAATTAATTTATAATCAAGAATAGAATGAAAGTATTAAGTGCAATGCAATTAAAAAATGGTGCAAAAGCAGAAGGTCGTCATGTATCTGCATCATTAACACAACCACTACAATTTTTACCTGCTAAAGATAAGAATGAGCAGTGGGCTTCGTGGAATTTAGATTGGCTTGAAAAAAGAGGTCTTGATTATCTTAGAGATAATGCTAGAAGAATTTTAAAAAATTATAAGTTAGCAAAAGGTATTATTGATAAAACAGATTACATTATAGAGGATGATAATGACTACACAGATCTTATTAATATTTTAACTAAAGAAGATGAAACAGCTTTAGAATTAAAATTTTATCCTATCATACCAAATGTAATTAATGTTCTTACTGGAGAATTTGCAAAAAGATATTCTAAAGTTCAATTTAGAGCTGTTGATGATACATCTTACAATGAAATGCTTGAACAAAAAAGAATTCAAATTGAAGAAACATTATTGTCAGATGCAAGAAATCAAATGATTATGAAAATGATTCAGCAAGGTGCTAATCCTGAATCAGAAGAATTTCAACAAAATATTGCACCAGAAAAATTAAAAACACTTCCTGAAATACAAGATTTCTTTTCAAAAGATTATAGAAGCTTAGTAGAAGAATGGGCTCATCATCAATTAAATGTTGATGAAGAAAGATTTAAAATGCAAGAACTAGAAGAAAGAGCATTTAAAGATATGCTTATTTGTGATAGAGAGTTTTGGCATTTCCGCATGATGGAAGATGATTATGAAGTAGAACTTTGGAATCCTGCATTAACATTTTATCAAAAATCTCCTGACTCAAGATATATATCTGATTCTAACTTTGTTGGTAAATGTGATATGATGAGTGTTGCAGATGTAATTGACATGTATGGTTATTTAATGACTGAAGATCAACTTACATCATTAGAACGTATTTATCCTGCAGCAAATTCTATATATTTAGATAATGGTCATCAGAATGACGGATCATATTATGATCCAACTAGATCACACAAATGGAATACACAAGCTCCTGGATTAGCATATAGAAAATTAATTAGTAATACTGATATGAATGCTAGTCAGTATGGAGGAGATGTTGTTCAAGCTATACTATCAGAAGGTGATGATATTAGTACATGGGGTGATTATAACATGATGCGTGTTACAACATGTTATTGGAAGACACAAAGAAAAGTTGGACACTTAACTAGAATTACTGATGATGGTCAATTAATTCAAGAAATTGTTGATGAAACATATAAAATAACTGATAAACCTGTTTATAATACTAAATTATTTAAACAAAAAACAAAAGAAAATTTAATTCAAGGAGAACACATAGATTATTTTTGGATTAATGAAGTTTGGGGTGGTGTTAAAATTGGACCTAATGGACCAACATCATGGAGAAATGATACAAGTGATGAACAACCTATTTATTTAGGTATTAACCAACAAAAGCCTGGAAGAATTGAATATCAGTTTAAAGGTGATAATTCATTATATGGATGTAAACTACCTGTAGAAGGAAGAGTATTTTCAGATAGAAATACAAGATCAACATCATTAGTAGATTTAATGAAACCATATCAAATTGGATACAATATGGTTAATAATCAAATAGCAGACATTCTAGTGGATGAACTAGGAACTGTTATTATGTTTGATCAAAATGCATTACCACGTCATTCTATGGGTGAAGACTGGGGTAAAAATAATTTAGCAAAAGCTTATGTAGCAATGAAAGACTTTGGTATGATGCCATTAGATACTTCTATTACAAACACAGAAAATGCTACAAACTTTAATCATTACCAAACATTAAATCTAGAACAAACAAATAGATTAATGTCTAGAATTCAATTAGCAAATCATTTTAAAAATCAAGCATTTGAATCTATTGGTATTAATCCACAACGTTTAGGTGGTGCAATAGCACAACAAACAGCAACAGGTGTAACACAAGCTATGAATCAATCATATGCTCAAACTGAAATGTATTTTACACAACATTCAGATCATCTAATGCCACGTGTACATCAAATGAGAACAGACTTATCTCAATATTATCATAGTACTAATCCTTCTGTTAGGTTAAGTTATATTACTTCTGAAGCAGAAAAAGTTAATTTCCAAATTAATGGTACAAAACTTTTACTAAGAGATTTTAATGTTTTTTGTACTACTAAAACTAATCATAGACAAATACTAGAGCAACTAAAACAAATGGCTCTTACTAATAATACTACTGGAGCATCTATATATGATCTAGGTAATGTTATTAAAGCTACAAGCATAGCAGAAGTTACAGATGTTCTTAAAGATGCTGAAGTTAAACAACAACAACAGCAGCAGCAACAAATGCAACAACAACAGCAAATGGCTGAACAACAACAGCAAGCTGCAGCTCAAGAAGCAGAAGCACAAAGACAATTTGAATCTCAAAAATTAGATAAGATGATTCAAAAAGATATTACTGTTGCTGAAATTAGATCTGCAGGATATGGAGCTATGCAAGATATAAATCAAAATCAACAAAGTGATTATCAAGATGCACTAAAAGAAATACGTGAAAGAGATCAGTACAGAGAGCAAATGAACTTTAAACGTGAACAACAAAATACTAAAACATCTTTTGATAAGTCAAAATTACAGATTGAAAGAGAAAAACTTGCAACACAAAGACAAATAGCTGAGAAAAATTTAGAGATTGCAAGA